GCCAACACTACTGCCATTACCGTAAGGCGAGAGCCAGACCAGGTGGCTACCAGCGCCGCCCTGAGCATTGTTGCTAGAGCCGAAGTCGGACATCTGCATCAACTGGGGAACAACCGATTGATGCATAATCCAACAAGCATCGTCCCAGCTACGGATCTGTAGGTGGCTCATCATCGCCGCCACGTCAGCATAGACGAACTTGGCAGTACCTGTATTAGTCCGGTTTTGGACATAGGTAGCCGGAGCATTAAGGACGCCCAAAGGCATCGTAGAGCCGGCGCCCTTACCCTGCAGGAAAGCAAACTCCTTGTACCAAGTAATCGCTTGGCCAAAGAGCTGAGTAAGTAGGGCATCGAGGCCGATACCATTATCCGCCAGAAGCTGATTCGAAGAGACGGTATAGAGCACCAGGTCCCAAGCAGTCCATTCGCTCTGCCGGAATGCCGGTTCCGTCTCACTGATCGTTGTCGCTTCCGGTTGCCAAGTAGCCAGAATACCACCAAAGTAGGGAGAGGTCCCAGCTGCCTGCGCTGTCGTGATATCGAGCATTGGCCATTGGGCCGTGCGCGAATTCATAGGTAGAACTTTAGCGCGCGGCTCGATAAAGGCGTCCTCGGCTGCGATGGTAAGCAGCTCGTTCATAAACTGCGGCGGTACAGTGTACCCGCCCGTCTGGCCGCTGCCTTCCGCCAGTGCTGCTTTACGGATTTCGCCATTGGGAGTCTTGACGACGCGGCCTTCCGTAGCCGGGATAAAACCGAATTCTTTCCTCAGCTGCTCGATGCCGTAATTTTCGTTGAACAATCCCTGCGACGTAGCCATGGCTATGGCGTCTTTATTACCGCTCATAGCTGCTAGCTTAACAAGAGCAGGTCCCATACCTGTAAAGCGCGGTTTGCCATCGGAGCGCTTACGGCAGTACATATCTACCGCTGCTTGAGAGCCGTAAGCTTCTCCCAGTGCCTTTAAGCGCTCCACTGGCCATTCGTCAGCTCGGTGCTGTTGGTAAGGCGAGTTACCGCCGAACAGCACGCTAGCCGGCGGACCGCTATTAGCCGGGCGGGATGCGGCTTTCTCTAGCTGGGCACGCATCTCCTTCATCTCACCCAGCAACGTTTCAATGTCGGTCATTAAAATCCTCCTTGAAGATAAATTCCAAAGTCCTGCTTCCAAAGGAAACCTTTGAAAGTGTGTAGATAAGTAACTCAGCTAAGGGTTATTCCTCAAAATCAAACTTGCCGGAGCTATTGACTGTCTGTGGGCTATTGTGGTCTACCGAGTAACCTTGCCCACCTACCACTATCTGCGGTGAGGCGAAGGGGAAAATGTAGTGGTAGGCCCCGTTGTATTGAGGCAGGTTGTACTGCTCATCCAGGGTCTTCACGGTAGGCTCTGAAGTCCAAGCAGTAGCTGCCGTAGTCTGGATTGTCTCAGCTCGCCCAGGGTCTTTCTTAACTGGGACGTAAGACGTGCTGTTGGTAGCTGGGGAATTAGTAGCAAAGGTATTGCGCTCTAAGATCGTAATATCCGGAGCATTACCAGACGTGTTACCATCATGGGTTCCCCGGAATTCCAGGATCTTGACTACCTGACTGGCAGCAGCTTTTAGGCCGGCTACCGTGCGGGCCGTGGCAGCTGCCAAACTGACAGTGGCCCAGTTTAGCTTAGCTTGCAGAAATGCCATTTTGCGTTCCTCCTCCTTTTGAATAGTTAAATGAAAAAACCCGCCAAGGGACTCCAATTCCCCTAGCGGGTTCCATCACTTAATTCCTCAAAGGAGGAGTAGTGCCGAACCTCCCGCGCACGCGGGCCAACCTTTTAAAGAACCTACCCTATCATTTCTCCTGAAATTGGATATTCACAGTCTTACCAGTGACACCGCCTTCACGCAGACTAATCTCGAAATTGATCTTGCCGGTGCGCCTCAGTTGATTGGATTCATCTAGGTACTTACACACCATGGCCACGACGGCCTCCCTTGCACGCTCGAATACTCCCGGAATACGCGAATGGTCCACTGCCCCAGAGCACCCCAAAAGGACAAATTTGGTTACCTGCCGTTTAACTTCAGACCGGTCATCTGGCCGAACTGACGCTTGAGAGCAGCGAATTCCTGAATTACTTCCGGCGCCAACCTAACGAGCTTTCCGGATTTCGCCTCCGTCGGGTTTCCTTCATTAGCCAAGGGACTACCGGGGCCTCCTTCCCGCTCCCTGTGTCCTTCGTCAGTTAGATCCTTGCAGATCTTGGCCAGTTGCCCTGCATGGTGGACCAAGCCAGCTTCATGGTGGGCAGGTAGATCCGGTGCCTTGCTTAGCGAGTACATATGCTCGCTTGCTTTACTTATCATACCATAGTGACTGCTCTTTGCCTCAGCAGGGTTACCCTCGTCACTAAGGTCCTTGGTCTTAAGGCCCTTAACCAAATAAGCCACACCGTCCTTAGTACGGCGGATAGTCCCTACCTTGCGCGTCATCCAGCAGTTACTCTTAGGATGGCGGTAGCGCTCCAGGATCTCCTCCGTGTCGTGGTCTTCGTCTAAGGCATCATCATCATCGCCACCTTCTTCCTTCTCAGGATCAAATGGCTCGTCTACCGCCTCCTTATCTTCAGCATCTGGTGGCACTTCACCCTCGTCTACCAGCCCGGCTTCCCCCTCTAAGTTCTCGTCGGTTCCGGTATCTCCCTCAATTGCTTTTACCAACTCATCCATTTCATGATCTGGATGGTGGTTCTCCAGCGTTTCCTTGTAGTGCTCCATACGCTTGGCTGGGCTGCCGGGGTTATTATCCCGATAGTCTTCAAGGTCTTCCTTGACCCCAGGATGGTCCATACCAAGCAGCTCTTTGTCCAGGTATTCGGCCTCGCTCTTAGCGTGGCTATAAAGATTGGCCAGAACTTGGGCACTAGGCTTGGGTTGGAACGGCTCGTCTACTGCATCCTTATCTTCTTCAGTAGGTATTTCATTCGTAGCCGTCTCGTCCGACACTTGATCCTTCTTGGCTTTTCGCAAAGTGGCTCCGCCCTTTGCAGTTTTCTTCCTTGACGCCATTGGTTTCCCCTTTATACTTTTGGCGACGCTTCCAGTTCCCATACAAGCATGGCAATCTCCTGACCCGCCGCAGTTAGAGCATTCTATCCCGTCTATCTCGCCTTTGCCGGCGCAATCGGGGCAGTTACCCGTACCTGCACAAGTAGTACAGATCGTAGTCCCGGGCGATTCCGTCTCCGACTCCCCTACCGTATAGCCGCCCGCTGCACCCGACGTTTCAGATAGCCCCTTTGATTTAGAGCCTTCCAACTTATTGAGTTCGTCTTCAGCTGCAGCCAAGCATACTTGGAGACTGCCCTTTATCTTGTTCTTTCCATCTACTTGCAGTATCCAAGTAGATCCTCCTCTGCCCGGTCGGTAGACCGTAAACTTATGCCCAGCAGCAGTAGCTTCCTTATCGCCGGCCCTATCAGCCCATACCAAGCGGCCTTTCTCTACATTGTGTATAGCCATATCCTTCCGCCCTTTGCCTTTTCGGCTACAGGCAGCACCGAACATGCGCCGTTGGGCTTCGGTTAAGGGGTGCCCGTTTACTTCGCCGTCGTGGAGGATCTTGCAAGCCTTTTCAGGGCTGATATCTGAGGAGGGTTGAGCGGCTTTCAGGGACTTCTTTCTAACATAGTTGGTTGTTACATTAGTTGTACTACCGTCCGCGAACCTAACCTTGTAGTAAGAATAAGTCGTATCAGAACCGTCAGCTATAATAACTGCTTCCTTGCCGGCATCTTTGCCGGGTTGGGTTACTACCACCCTATCTCCAACCTTAAGAGCCCCTGGAGCGGCCTTCCTAACACTCTTACACCCGCAGGCCTTACCAGACTTACAGTTACCACAACCACAGGAGTGGGACTTGGTTACCGACTTCGATGCTATAGCTTTGGAAGCATACTTTGTACTAGTCGAAGCCTGGTTGCGTAGGGGATTGTAGTTAGAGCCCTCTAGCTGAAGCCTGGTGATTAACTCCTTCTGCTCCTCTACTTTATGCAAGGCTTCCTCTAGGGCCTTTACTGGTTGTAGGCCATCGTGCTCTTGTAACGTCTCGGCGAACTTGGCTAGCTCATAGACATGGGCGCCCGAGTAGCCGGCAGTCCCGGTAACCGCCGAGTCGATAGTTGCCGCCTGAACCATAGGCAGCCACTTCGTCAACATAGCCTTACGGGCGCTAGCCGTAGGAAGGTCAAAGCTTAATACGTCATGGAAGCGCCCGGGCCGGTCAATAAGCGCATCCGGCAACTGCTCAGGGAAGTTGGTAGTAAGGATAGTAAGCACACCCTTGGAGCGGCTAATACCATCCATCTCCGTCTTAAGCAGATCAACTGTAGTAGGGTGGAGCCAGTTATCCACGTCTTCCATAAAGATTATAGCTGGGGCTAATTCTTTCGCCATCTCAAAGGCGAGAGAGACTCCCCCAACACTTCCAGAGGCGTGGAAATCTCTAGACGAGACCCAAATAAAAGTCCCCTTGGCTTGGTTGCGAATGATACGTCCCGATAGAGTCTTGCCGGTTCCTGGAGGCCCGGTAAGTATGACTCCCCGGTTGGCAAATGAAAGTTGCTTCTCGTTGAACAGGTCGAGGACACGCTGTACTGCCTTTTTGTTATTTTCCTCAAGGAATACGTCACTCCAATCCTCGTCGGAGCGCGAGAGGAACTCACCGGATAAAGCGAAGGCTTCGCCCTTGAGGAAGTTGTGTTGCTTAGCCCAATTCCAGGCTCGGTCGATAACTTGTTGGTTAAGAGCAGCAGCACAGGTCTTGGTAAACACCGTGACGCTCAAACCATTCCAGGTTGGCTCGAACCTAATAACAAACCGCTCTCCGTTCGAGCGACCGGCGTTATGAGGACCACTACCCTTCAGTATCTGGCGGGCTTGCGGGTGTTTACCTCTTGGCAGAACGCCTTCATAAAAAGCCGTACCCTGAACCAGAAAACTATCTCGTTGCCTAGAGCTAAGCTGAATTGTCTCGTGTACCGGCGGAGACTCCATATCTCCCTTATACTCACCATCACGTATGTTGCGTATCTCTAACAGGCGATAGTCAGCCAACACATGTTTAAGCCCGGTAAGAAACGAGCCCATGCGTGGAGAGGGTACGCGAGTAGCGTTCTGGAATAGGTCCTTGATCTGGCAGCCCAGGTACTTAGCGGCGATCCGATAGGTAGTAGACGCCCCTACTGCTTCCGGGTCGGCTACCTTGATGTCATCCCCGTTGAATATGCTGCCTAGAGACTTGTTCCAACGCTCGCAAGGAGGAGACTCAGCCATGAGAGTAGCCTTAGCTGCTACAACCGGCTTTATCGACTTGCTTACTAGACCAGCCGCCTTCTCTTCACAAGGCGGGCAGGGACACCAACCGTTCCAGCAGCCTTTGGCGGTAGCAGCATAGGCTCGAAGGCCCTTTTGAAGGCGAGGAGAGATAAAGGACTTCTCCCTATCCAGGCTATCGCGGATAGCGCCAGCGTTAGAGGGTACGCCGACCACACTTGTCTCCGTATGGTCCCATACTTTGAACAACCACCCAGGGGGCATCAGCGGCTGAGGATTATGCGTCCGGGCCTTCTCCTCATACTCGCGCCGGTAAGCTTCTATAGGAACAAAGGCAATAGAAGTGGCATTGATAATACCCCGTTTTACCTTGCCGTAGATAAACATCGCATCTTCGTCGCCACTATCGAAATAGCAAATAGCGCGAATGCGGTTCTCTTCGGGGTATACAGCAATACGGCCGTCTTTAGAGCGAGACGTGCCAATGGGGATTTCCCATTGCTGATGGCCAAAAAACCAAACCGGGTTACGCTTGTAGTTCTCGCCCCGATAACCGGCCGGTACTACCACATCCCCATCGCGGTCCTCCTCAAGCGTAGTAATCACGAAGGGAATGGAGTACTCAGAATCATCAGCCTGGCCAGCTTCAGCAGAATCGGAGCGGCCCATCCCTAAGATAGGACTAGGTCCGTCCTTATAGATGAAGGCATAGTTTTCAGTGAGAAAGGCGCCGTCAGTAGCCAGCAGGTCACCGGCTCGAAGGGCTTTGTCAATACGCTGACGGCGTTCGTAGATATCGGAGATTGCCGGATGTAAAATCACTTGCCTCATCCGTGAAGACAAAAAGAAAGGTCCGCTCTCGCTCTTAAGGGCTACTCGCCTTCTTCGGCTCGCTCAATGTATTTGCAGTTGATTTAACCAGCTAGGCCCGCTCCCTAGTGCAGGGTCACTCGTCTATTCGGCTCGCGCTTATTGTCGTCGGGCTTCGACTTACGGTATTAGTATTTATAGCCAGAGCAGTAACGGGCGGCTAGCCCAGTTTTCCGATTACTCTTAGGAATTCTGCTTTAGGCATTAAATAAACCCTGGTTCCTACCGGCTCTTTAAGCTTAGAATTGGCCTTACACTGCTGGCATTCGGCGTAAGGTAAGTTACCAAAGGCTACCGCCGACTCCTTATCTACAGGCACCGCTGTAGCTGGGTGCACCGCCTGCCAATATTCAACTTCTAGGATCGCCTTGCAAGTCCCACATTGCCCAGCAAATATCTCTTCGGCCTCATGATCAGGTCTTGTCCTGTGCTTAGTTAGCATATTGGTTTACTCGTCCGGTCCCCAGCCTATGCTTGCCTATCTGTAACCATTTACGCATCCCGCGATCAACCTTAATCACATGTTTAGATTGGTTTAAGTCAGAAGTTTCAGTGTCTGCTCTTAGAACTCCAGCTTTAACAAGGCTCTCCACCCAACAATTCTCGTGAAGATTCCGGTAGCAGGCGGATTCGTTCGGAGGTAGCGGCAGATGACAGCAAACACAGAGCACTACTGCTTCTCTTTATTTTTAGATTTGAATGGTTCGATAAACCAAGAATAAAAGAATAGAATTGGGAGCATCACAGCCATAATTAGACAACTAGGCATCGCCCCACCGCCGGCCTTTGGCGGACTATGTACCATAGGAGGTCTCCTATTCCAACAGAAATTTATCTTCCCAAGGTTCAACATTAACTTTCAGGTACTCTGCCGAGCCGCCCATAAGGATGTAGAAAAATCGGTTAACCATAGGCGCCGGTATTACCAACGAAAACGGTGCAGTAGGCCCGCCAAGACCATTGGAAAGAGGATGATACTTTTGCAAGACGTGGAGACCAGCACATCGTATTCCTATAACCACACCTATCTGATAAGACTCGTCGTCCTGAACCACAACCTTACGTAGTATGCCTCCGTAGGCATCGCCCAAATCCAACCGGCCACCTGCCGATTGGAACTCTTTACCTTCAGCTTGTGTTCCAGCAATATCCCCTCCGCATACTACGTGCATAAACAAGCATAGCGAGGCTCGGGATAATACAAAGTCTACCCCTACATCTTTATAGGCTATGTGGAAGCCGACTCCCCGTTCCGCTGTAAGAGCCGTGTACCGAAACCTTGAATCCTCATAGAAAGGAACAACGCTAGTAATTTCACCCCAATCTCTCCTGATAGCAGGAATAGACCATCCCCCCGTACCCTAGCGCTGTAATTGCTCTATCCGCATCGGCCTTGTAGCGCAAGCCGACTTGCGGCCTGGCTTCACGGACGCATGATTCTGCCCAGGCTGCCGTTAAGCCGAACGCACGCAGGATAGCATAGGCAGTCGAAGGTCCCCTATTCATACCGGCCGCACAGTGGGCATAAACCCGATGGCCCGGACTGCGAAGTGCCTCTAAAGCAAAGGTAACAGAACGCGCAAACCACTCCGGCGGCTTAGGCTGACCATCGTCTGCTGTACCGTTCCACAGGTAGGCAAAGGGAGTCATTTGGAAACTGGCAGCGTCGTCTAGCTCTGTACAATCGATGATATGAGTAACACCTGACTTAACAAGAACCTGAATATCATCTTCTGTACCAATACCGCCACCAGTAGCCAGGCGTCCTGTCACGAAGTTATAGGAAATCATTGGTTCTATCCCCCGACTACTCGCTAGGTAGAAACTTAATCGGATGGCTAAGCAGGCACCAATCGCACTCCAGCGACTTACCATCATCGGATTTATACAAGTGCTCCTTATGAAACTTCCGGCACCACCAAAGGCGAATTCTATGTGTGTCCATCTGGTACAACAAACGGGCTATCTGCGATATTTTCATAGCGTATCTCGTCGACCTCCTCTCGCCGGCCTACCCCTTTGTAGAGTCTATCCGGATAGTTGAGAACTACGCCAGGCACATCAGACAGGTTTTGGTAGCCATGAGCAACTCCAGGAGGGATTAACAATGCTCCTGGTTCTTGTTCACCTAGCAGATAAGCCAGCCGCCTCTTATAGGTGGCTGAGCCTGGTCTATTATCCCATAGATACACAGCGAATTCTCCTGGGCCCACAAAGCAGAAAAGATCCGTCTGAGATCTGTGCTCGTGGGGACCTCTAACTATCCCTGGCTTGGTCCAGGATATATAGCCCATCACTGGTCTATGGTTAAGGCCAATCTCGTACTGCAAAAGCTCATCTTGGCGAAACAGTTCACAAAGCCAACCGCGCTCATCATGGTGCCGAGTAAGCGGGAACCGCACAACCCCGTCTATCAAGCTTCGAAGTTCCCCTTTGGAACTCTTTTCTACGGCGTCGAGTCCTGCGCTTTCGCTTAACATGAGCTGCTCCTATGTATACCCTAATTGGTTTCAGGAACTTGGGCGTCTTACCTACCTCTTCCCCTCTCAGCTCCGCCGGCAGTTTATATCCGCCCTTGGACCGCGTACCCATTACAGGAACTCATAGCCTCGGTTAGGCGTTTTCTTAGGCTCCTTTGTAACTGTATTAGAAGGCGCAGGCTCTATCTTATCAGGTCCCACCGGCTGATACTGTATCGAAGCAGTCGCTAGGAGTCCGTGCCTAGGGCAGCGAACCTCTAACCTCCTAAAGCTGCCTGAACCGCAATGTACTATCTCTATGGGCTTACCGCATCCTCGGCACACCCAGAGGCTATTCTGCTCCGCCAGCATAAGCACACTGCAGCTTTTAGGGCATACGAACTGCTGTAGAGGACGGAAACTCTCATGAACCAGGCCGCTACCACATTGGAAGCAACTCCAGACTAGCCCTTCTGCCATAACCAGCCCCAAAGGATCTTGGTTCAGAGTCCTTTGAAAGTCTGGATTACTTGTCGAACCTCCGAGCTTCGGTACGATTCCTTCCGAAGGAAGCTTCGAAAGATTCCTTTCGTTTGCTCCCTTTTGTTCGCAGGCTACCTCTACCACAACTATTTTTCTATTAGGGAAAACCTCAGAAAGAACAGCGGCCCTCATTTTAGCCGCAGCCTCTGTGTCAAAGACCGCAACTATCATCTTTGTATTAACAGCCTTGCTCCAAAACCCGTCACCTAATCCTCCACACCAACTCTCCCCCTGTTCTGGATCCAATAGAACCCAATCTGCCACCTGTCGCTCCTATCTTTTTGCTCCATTACTCGCCGTAACCAATCGGTTCACCGGTCTACTACCGGTATTAATCCAGGCCCTAGCGGCAGCCAGAGCCTGCTGTCTCGTAGATACGATAGCTGTGTTGCGTACTAACCTCCCGTCACGACGAATAGCCGCGTACCAACCCTGACTATTCTCCGTCTGGATTATAGCCACATCGTAAGAGCCGATGCGCACCTGCATGAACGTGGCTTTAGAGATAAAGGTCCCCATTGGCCATTCCCCCCTAGTCCAGCATTACAAGCTGGGCTACCGCAGTTGAATTGTCAGCCAGCAAAGTTATTGGCGCCTTGGCTACAGCTTCTTTACTAGCCAAGAACAAATAAGCAGAATCCACTAACAGGATATCGCCCCTATTGCCAGCAGTACTAAGCAGATCTGTAAATAAAATAGGGAACCCAAGCATGTTTGGGACTACAGCTACAAACCGTCCTACCCCATCTTTCATATCCATTAACATCGGGGGGGCCGTCCTAGAGGCAATCCAGACCCCTGCTAGATAACTCTTTTACATCGAACCTAGACAGCATCACTGCGATGTCTATAAACGATATGCGCCCTTCTTTAACTCTTGTAACACAGGGCGTACCAGGACTATTTCTGATTTCGTCTAATATCATGCTAAACCCCATGACGGTGCTAAACTAGCACTTCAGTCATAGAACAGAAACAGTTACTACTTACCAGCCCACTGTTTATGCAGTATAATGAGCTAGCTGTTGTAATATCATAAACTGGCCCAGAATACTGAAAGGACCCGACGTGGGAACAACTCGTAAATTCAACCAGTCCCAAATCAACGAGATTATCAAGTCCTACCTTAAAGGCGACTCTCCCGAGTGTCTCTGTAAACGGTATAGTTGCTCCAGAGGACCTATCTATAGAATCCTCAGAAGCAACGATATTACTCCGCGCAACAAGGTCGAAGCTTACGCGGCTATGGGCAAGGAGGCGCGCCTCGCTTTCACGGCTGCGGCCCACGCTGCAAAACGTGGCAAGCCTATGAAGCACTCCTCCAAACTCCGTCGTTCCGCCACCATGGAAGCCACCGGGAACCTCACGTGGCTGGAAGCCAAGCTGCTCCGCCTGCTTCTGGAGATAGCCCCCAGTCTTAACTACACTTCCCAAAAAGCCATTGGCCCTTACAATGTAGATATCACTATTGACCTGAGCCGCATCGCCGTGGAGATATTTGGAGGAAGACACCACACTGAAGGCAGGCAAGCTGCTAGATACCGCCAACGCATTAAATATTTGCTCAATAGTGGTTGGCTCCCTGTTATAGTCTGGGTTAGAGACTCCTATCCCCTGACCGGCAAGGCAGCAGACTATATCATCTCCCTCCATAAGATCTGCTGCACGAAGAAATCCATACCTCGTCAGGAGCATGTGATTTGGGGTACAGGAGAATTCATCCCCATTAGCGAACGCGATCCTATAACAGGTGCCCGTAAAAAACGCTTTCATGGCGGTTATCGTTTCAGGAGCACAGATGGTCGTTTCCGGAAGTAGGCAATGGGGGTGTCTTGGGGGGTGTTGATAAATAGCGTAGGCACCGCCAGCAGGGTCTACATAGAAAGGCTCGTCCAACTTGCGCTCCTCACCGTCTAAATCAAGACAGGCATCGCAGGCATCGGAGGAGGCTAGCCATTGCTTACCGCCAACAGCCGGATTCTCCTTAGCCGCCATCAGCTGGCCGCCATGGAGGGCTCTAGAAGTTTCGCTGGTAGCTATGGCAAAAGCGCGCGCAGGATCAGTGAATATCTCGCTTACCTTTCTGGCTAAAAGCCGAGTAGCTTCACCCTTCTCCAGGCCGGCCTTCAGAAGCTTGCGCAGATCCTTGATCGCTGTCTTAAGGTTACCTACCGCCGTCTCATTAGTCTCACGGCAAAACTTCATCGTCGCTGCATCAACAGCGTCTAGCACTTTTGGGTTGAAAAGGTCGAAGCGGGTAGAAATTGTAGGACGAGAAGGGGTAGGTTGAGCGGCCGGAGGAGGAACCGGCGCCGGGCGCCTTCGCCTTGGGGGTGGCTCAATCTTTAGCACCTGTACCATCGGCAGGCTATCCGGTAGTTGCAATACAGTCCGGGGACTACCCTTATCTATCCGAGTAGTCCGATACCTTGGGCGACTGCCGATCACCCCTACCCCTTTACCAAAAATAGTCGCTGTAGCAAAAGTATGTCTTCGCAGACCATCATCGGGCTTGGCACCCTGTAGTAACGCCGCTACCCGTCGTTGCGATTGAACAATTCCTTGCTGGAACCATTGGAGGACCAGGGGCTTGGTGCTGTTAGCGGTTACCCCGACCCAATGGGTCAGGTCTGGGACCTCACCGGACTCTATACCTTCCAAGGTCATATGCGAAAGGGCATCGCGCGCCTGCTGAGCAAAGATCAGCTGCAGCAGCTTAACAAAGCGCAGGATATCTGGCTGGTTGACTATCACTCGATTCCCTTTGAGAATCCTTCCATAGGGAGGATTACCTGACGTGAAGACGGTTACTCGCGGTTCACGGTTCCGCTCATTGGCGTCGGGTTTCTCGATCCACGCGGCTCGCTCTCCTGCTTAGGGTTACTCGCAGTCAACGGCTCGTTTTGTGGGCTACCCGTGCGTCACGGCTCGCTCCTGTTTCTTGGGGTACTCTTCAATCGCGGCCCTCTCTATCTTACCCTAACCTGCCCCTACTTTTAACCCCCGTAATGCTTCGGCTACCGCTATGATCGCTGCAATATTGCCAGGCAGAGGGGCAGTTGCTATCGCGGCTACAGCCATAGTTAGTGCCGTCTTACGGCCGTAGCGCTCCTCTAGCTGAACCCATTTATTGGCTAACCATTTGCCTGCTGACTGAACCGTCTCTAGGGCACCCTTGTCGATAACTATGCCACCATCACCATTACTCCTGAAACTCTTAGTCCAAAGCGGCAGAGTCACGCCGAGGTTCACTTCTTTCCTGGACCCATCATCAAAGTAGATGATTACATGATCTAAATGGATCTTAACTGAGCGTACAATCTTCTTAAAAGAGTCTACATCCAGGGCACATCCAGGGCATCACCGCGCTTAAGATCCTCCACTTTCTTGTACCCTACCCCTTTGGATGTGCTTCCAGGAGTACCTGAAAGTTCTATCGAGCTATTGAGAAGACCCTTCAACCGATTAGTAGGCTTGATGACCTTACCAGGCTCCTTGGGAGAGACAATGATACCATAATGGAAATAGCGGTTCCCCTCCGTATCCTCATCATGCCAGATACCCTCGAACTTCCCTGCCTCTATCATCATGCGGCCCCTGGCAGCATCGGCGCCTTCTCCCTCCATAACGTTATCAATCGCTGGGTCTTGGACGAATACCTGCCCCATGGCTACACCGATAACTGCAACGTAGTGGCCATAGGCATAATCTGCCTTCTTGTCCGGGGCACCGTACTCCTGGATCGGACAGATTACCGGCTTGCCTTCTTTACAGGCCTGCGCTAGGTCTTCTACTGTCATGTTCTGCTGGGCTATCGCCTCCAGACCCACACTCTCCAAGCCAGTTAGAATAGCATCAGGACTCGTCGAGCGCTGAATGGTAGTACCCAGGAGTTTCTTCCACTCCTCGACGGTCTTGGGTCCTGTACCCGTCTCTAGCCCGATACCAAAGTAGCGAGCTACAGAGGCAGTTATACTAGCTCCACAACTATAGTTGTCAGGCTGGCGTATATCGGGTAGATCCAAAAGCCGTAAGGGCTCACCAAGTTCTTTGTAGTAGATACCTTTCTTACCGGGCAGGGCTTTACTCGGCTTGCCGTTCGGGTTAGCAATACGCGAGGCGCCTAGTACTCCGTCCCCTTCCTCCTCGCCGTTAGCGGAGAGGCTAGCTGCCCAGCCCCTATCCCCGGCTTCCCCGTCCGTATCCGCCGGCTCTTCCGGCTTACCGTGGGCTAGGCTGGTGGCCTCCGCCATAGGGGCAATAAGCTTTGCCAGGTCGCTAAGGGTATCGCCTGTATTGAGAGGGATAGGCATAAGCCCGGCCGGTCCTTGCCCCATCGGATCGTCGCCGCCGGCGCGGTAGGACTTACGGCCGCGTAAGGCACGGACCTCATTAGGGGTTACTGCCAAGTTAGCCCGGTCCTCTGCCAAGTCCGAGTTAACCTGCTGTGGGTCTACAGGTACGCAATCGTCCCACCATATTCTCACCTTCCGCCCTGGCTCGTCCCAACGACTAGCCAAATGCTTCGTTCGTACTTGACCACGCATGGCTAAGCGTGGGTTGATACAGAACGCACAAAGTTGGCCGAGAGTAGCCAGGATTGAGCCATAGGTCATCTCCTTGACAATACCTACCGCTGCTGGGGGCACGCGCCAGGTGCTAAGGATCATGTCTCGAATTTGTTCCTCAGACTGAGCGTATGCCATTTCCGTTGG